GTTATGGCTGCTCTATACCAGAGACCGCACTAGATAAATTTACATTTAAAACAGTAAGTGAATATTGCGGAGAGCAAGTAGATGATGGCTCTGGCACAGGTTCTACAGAACCTAGATTTAGCTGTAATGTAAATATTACCCAAGCCAAAGAAGCTTATACAGTAATTAATGAATTATGTAGCGTTATGAGAGTAATGCCATATTATGCACAAGCAGGTATAGCTATATCTCAAGATGCACCAAAAAATGTTTCATATATCTTTAATAATGCAAATGTAACTGATGATGGATTCACTTATTTTGGTTCTAGTTTAGATACAAGGCATACGGTAATAAATGTTAGTTATTTAGACATGACAACCCAAGAGCTAGATATAGAAACAGTAGAAGCTGATGCAACAACACAGAATAAGTATGGAATACACGTTAAGAATATAAAAGCATTTGCTACAACTTCAAGGGGGCAAGCATCAAGATTAGGAAAATGGTTTTTATTTAATGAACAAAATTCTGGAGAAACAATTTCGTTTACTACAACTATTGCTGCAGGTTGTCTATTAAACCCTGGAGATATTATTGGTGTTTCTGATAATTTAAAAGCAGGTGTTAGAAGAGGTGGTTTACTTAAAAGCGTTACTAA